ACCACATAGAGACTCCTAATGAAAAGTACAAAGAATACAACGATGCTATGAAAGACAGTTTAATAAAGCATGCAAATAATTTAACACAACACGCTTACTCTATAATTGGTATGATCGACGAGGAATAGTATGAACTGGAATCTTAGATACGCTAACGATAAAGAACTAAGCATTGATGCTGACTTTACTCCTGATGAAAGTTTTGAAAGCACTGCTGAAATGGTAAAGAAGATGCGTCAATATGAATCTCTTCCAAATTGTCCTTCTTGTGAAGGAACTGGTAAATATGTTCGAACAATACTGCATGGGCGTGATTGTATTAATTGCAATGGAACAGGTAAAATAACTGATCCTTGCGTTAATTGCTTAGGACGTGGTTGTAAAGAATGTAACCAACAGGGCACTCGCGAAGCCAACGATGACTATTGGAAAGATCTGATGGACGAATAATGAACTGGAAAGCTAGATACGCTACTGATAAAAATACCCGTAAGTGGATACCATGGGAGCCTCTGTCTTCAATTGATTGGAATGAGTGGTCTTCACACAAACTCCCTACTGTACCACAGGGCAAAAAAGTTACTGGATTTTCTGGTGAAATAAATACCGACTTCTTCTTTGATGGTGGTACAACTGGTGGTAGTAACTACACACTTGGAAGTGATGGTAGTTATACTAAAACCTTATCACCTAAAGCACAAGAGACTTATAAGACTACTCGTCCCGATAGCTATAAAAATCTAGACACACAAGGACGCTATACTGAAAATTGGGAGAATACAGTATTTATTGACCCACGTCATAGTGGGATAGGACATTTTATAAAACACAATCAACCTGCTGCTGAAAAACAATCAGATGGTAGTTTTAGATATAAAGCACATGGATTAATAAAAGGTATGCCAGAAGAACATATAATTAGCCGTGACTCTACAAGTCCCGAAGCAGCATTTGGTACTTACTATATTCCCAAAAATCATATTAGTACTACACCATTCGTAGGTGCTATACCATTTCAACATGGAAGAGTAACATTTGCTGATGGTAGTACTAAGAATTCACAACATAAGGGAAATGCTGTAGGTGAGGTGAAATATCAATGAACTGGAATACTAGATACGCAACAGAACACTATGGCAAATGCTGGAAGGGTTATCACCAGTGTGGCATGAAGAAGAAGAATGGTCGTGAAGTACCCAACTGCGTTCCCGATGATGAAGACGAATAAGCTATATTACGATCTCATTAAAGAATTATAAAAATTCGGGATAGATATATGCAAGCCGCGCCGCCCCTCCCGAATTATGGCTTTTGTCATATATGTAAAAGTTATGAATTGTTGACTAAGTAAGTATGGAATCCAAGTCACCAAAAATTATTGAATGGCCGGGCTTACAACACATTGAAGATAACCCCGATTTATATTTAGATATGCTATTAAAAGACATAGTATTTGTCTTTAGGAACGCCAACCTTGACATAGACGAACAATACGAACTTCATCGTACCCTTGGAAAAATATTTAATGGTTTCCCTAACAAGACAGAGGGTGGCCGCGATGAATATATAGAAGATCATGCACGCTTGAATAAAGGTGCTGGCGATGATACTGGTGATGACATACGAGTACCGTGGCACCAAGAACATTTTAATTATACTAATAGTATTATATATGGTAATTGGAATAATGAGATCTTTAATATTGATAAAAAAAATGGTAAGACGTATTTTTATGATATGTGCAAATTCTATAAGACGCTTCCCGATGACACCAAAGAGTTTTTAAAGAAGTGCATTGCAGATGCTGGTGGGTCTGATCCTGCTATCAACGATTACGCATTGGTCAATTATCATTGGATAACTAATGAGCCTGTATTGCGTATGCCATTCTGGGGTAAGTATAAACTTAATAATTATGATGGGAGACCATCAACAAAAATGGAGCAAACAAAGTTCACTACAATAATGAATGATATCCTTAGCTTTGTTACAAAAGATGAAAAGAATAGAATCGTTCACGAATGGCAACAGGGTGACCTTGTTGTCTCTGATCTGTATAAGTGTGCTCATGCAGTAACTGGTGGATTTGATTCAAAGGATCGTAAGTTTATAGGTATGTTTGGTCATGCCATGCCTAGTAAAGCACAATAACAATGATATCAGTAAAACCAAACTTTCTAAGTACAGAAGAGATAAGTACAGTTCTTAATTATATTGAGAATGAAGCCCCACTTGGCTGGCACACAATACCTGACGACGAAAATAAAAGACCTGATGATAGTTTCTGGGATAATCGTATTATTGATGTGAATCATTTAGACATTGATAACCCTAAAGAAAAAATAGTTATAGAATTACTCGTAAATTTACGTAAACGTATTATTAAACATATTATTGAGACCCAAGGTTTTACAGAACCAATATACGGTGATTCATTGTTTATCGTTAGGTGGTTTGAAGGCGATTACCAAATTGTCCATGCAGATGGTGAATATGATCCAGATAGTGAATACGTTACACCAGGGGAAGAGTACCCATTCCCACATCGTATCTATTCATCTCTTTGTTTTTTAAACAATGATTTTGACGGTGGAGAAATATATTTCCCTAAAAAAGATATTGAAATAAAACCAGAACCAGGAACAATGGTTGCCTACCCAGGCACTCATGATTATTCACATAGCTTTGGTACTGTTAATAATGGTATTAAGTATACAATCGTATCTTACTACACTAAAGACAAAGACAAAACTGATAGGTGGCCCGAATAATGATAGATGATTTCGTTGCCTATGAAATGACCAAAGGGTTTGCCAGTGTAGATCCATTAAATGTAAAAAGAGAATGGATGGATGAAACAGCTGACTTACATGCTTATAGATGTTTCCCAATAAGCCTTGCTAATGGTTTAGGTTGGGGTATCTCTTTCCCTGAAGATATTACTTTTATTTGGGATGGCATAGTTGATACAACACCAGACCATGTTAAGATTTTAACTGGAGAAAAGTATGTCAATCCAAACAGAGGCAATGCAACAATAAGTTTTAACACTGGGATCATTTTTAAAACACCACAGGATTATAGTCTTTTGGCTATGCCAGTACCTAATCAACACATAGCTGGCGTATCTCCATTTACAACATTAATTAGTACTTCTTTTTACAATAGTAGTTTACCATGCGCTTGGAGAATTACAGAAGCTAATAAAGAAATAACTATTAAAGCAGGGACTCCAGTCATGGCAGTCATCCCAATATCTTTAACTAATCTACAGAATACAGAATTGCATATCAAAAATTATAATGAAGTGCCAATCTCATATCATCAAGATTATATAGGTTACCATGAAGTAATAGGTCACATTAATAAATCTGGTAAGTTCTCAGACTTTTATAGAAATGCTGTAAACCATGAAGGTAAAAAAGTTGGTGAACACGAAGTTAAACTAATAAGACTGAAAGTTATTAAAGGTGAGTAACATGGAAGAAAATATTGTAAATAAAAATGAAAATCAAAGTGAGTTTGTATCACTTATACCATCTGGATACTTTGGCGATTCATCAGATAACATTGTAGAAGTATCAGACTTTCTTACGCCAGAAGAACAAGAAAAACTTAGAAACTTTGCCGTCAACAACACAGTCTGGGATGTTACCGAAAGCAAAAAGAATGAAAATGGAACGGTAATTTATGATGCAGATTATTGGGCAGATAGAGTTGCAACGCACGCTTCTTTACAAAAAGTAGATCCAACAATTTTGCCTTTGATTCAAGACATGCAACAAAGACTTAAAGTTAAAGTAGATAAGTTCTTTAATGTAAATGTTAGAGCAACGGGCCCTGCAGTTGTTAAATGGCCAGTGGGTACTCATCAAACTCCACATGCTGATAAAGAATTACATGAAGGACCAGATGCTGGTAAGCCAAACGCTTTCCCATACTATGACATAGCATCAATCTTTTATTTCAATGATGATTACGAGGGTGGAGAATTATACTTCCCAGCCCAAAATGTAAAAATTAAACCAAAAGCAGGATCTGCATACTTTTTCCCAGGTGACATGAATTATGTTCATGGAGTAACAACAGTAACTTCTGGACTTAGATTTACTTGTCCATTTTTTTGGACAGTAATAGAAAACTACAATACTAAATAGGACTATATGGATAAGCAAATATTACACGAAAAAATTTATTATTACGAAAATGTAATACCAGATTTTGATAAATTCAAAGAAGCATTAGAAAAAGCAGATGGTTGGGAAGCATGGAACTCATGCGCTGAACCAATTACTTTTTATGGAGAAGAGCAAATGTTATTCCTAGACAGTGATAATGAAAATTTGTCATATCTTTATAATACACTGATAGATGCATTTTACAAGGCCAGTAAAGATTACGCGGAATCCTTAGGTGATTATGACGAACTAAAGATGCACCCATTTCTTCATATAAAGAGATACCATCCTGATTCATATATGGGTGCTCATTTTGATCAACAATATGGTGATAAAAGTTTAAAGTACTCTATGGTCATGTATCTAAATGATGATTATAAAGGTGGAGAAATTTCTTTTAAGATTGTAGATTATGATGAAGCTAAAGAAAGAGTAATTGTTCACCCACAATATCTTTATGCAAGGATAGATAAACATTTTGATGTAGGGATTAAACCAAAGGCAAATAGCATGGTCATCTTCCCATCTTCTGCTCCATACTATCACACTGCCCACACCGTTTTTAAAAGTTTTAAGTATATGGTTCCAGGCCATTGTTTACATGAAGGTATAGAACCTAATAACAATGGAATGATGTAATGGATAAAACTGTATTGTACAACAAAATTAATTATTACGAGAACGTAATACCAGATTTTGATACTTTTAATAAAATTTTAAAAAAAGTAGATACTGGTTGGGAGACATGGCATTCTTCTAGTGACAAAAATCATATTTATGGAGAGACTAGGTCATTTGATATACTTAGAATTGAAGAACTAGAAGATCCTTTGTCATTGGGATACATGTCATATATCTTTCATGCAATTAAAAATACTTTTTATAATGTTGCTAAAGACTATGCAGAATCTATAGGAGACTATGACGAACCAAGATTCTTCCCATCGTTTGATATTAAAAAATATTACACCGGAACATGCATGGGTTCTCATTTTGATCAACTACAAGGCGACACATCGCTGAGATATTCTTTTGTTTTATATTTGAATGATGAATATGAAGGCGGAGAAATTTCTTTTAAAATGGTAGACTATAAAAACGACGTTATGAAAAAACCTTGGATTGAAATAGATTATGATGAAGCTTTAGAATTAAAACAATTTGATGTAGGAATTAAACCGAAAGCAAATAGTTTAATTATTTTTCCATCTTCTGCTCCGTATTTTCATACCGCCCACCTTGTCAAAACTGGATTTAAGTATATGATTACAGGGCATTGGATACATAATGATATGAAGTTGCAAGGGTTTGCAGAAGGAGAAGAACCACAATGAAAACAGCAATAGTTACTGGAGCAAGCAGAGGTGTAGGTAGGGCAACGGTCAAGCTTCTGGAAAATAGCGGGTATAGAGTCATTGCAGCGTCCAGAGATTTAGATGCCATGAAAGATTTAGAATCTGAGAACGTTGAAGTAAATAAACTAGATGTAACAGATGAAGAATCAATTGAATCGTTTTGTAAAAAATATGAAGAAGATACAATAGATCTATTGGTTCACAATGCTGGTGGTGGTGCTGGTCCAACGTATCTAATATATGAAACTATGGAAAATTTTAGAAGGGCCTACGATATAAATGTAGGTGGCCCAATGTACATTTCTCAATTACTTATCCCTTCAATGATGAAATCTGATTCACCGACAATTATATTTATTTCTTCGTTGTGTGGACAAGTTCCATTTAGAGGATCAGGCAATTATTCCAATGCAAAACGAGGCCAAATGGGTCTAGTTGATACCATGAGGTTAGAGTTTCCACAATATGGGATTACAGTAACAGAAATTTGTCCAGGAACTATTGATACTCAAACAGAAAAGAAAGATCACGCATTAACTGCAGAAGATATGGCTGAAGCTATACGATGGGTGGGATCACTACCAAGCCATGTAAACATAAACCATTTAGAAATAGCTCATATAAACGGTAGCAAATACGTATTGTAATATGAATAGAATAAATTATAAAGATGATATCGTTGTATTCAATAATTTTATAAGTGAAGACGAATGCAATTCTATTCTTAAATATTGGGAAGATTCTACTATCAAAGGAAGAATGCAATGGCCTTGGGGAAACAATTCATTTAACAATGCATTCGGTTCTACAATGATATACAATGATATTGAAATAACTAAATTTGGTTTACCGATAGATTATTTTGCTAATTTAGAGAAAAAAATTATTGAAGCAACAGAATTAGTTAGTAGTTATAAAATAAGAAAAATTGGTGCGTTCCCACAAAAATGGATGAAAGGAGCCTATGCTTCTTTTCACTATGATAACAGTGGTAAAGATTCATCAGTCCAATGGGCTACAGGTTTATATCTAAACAATGATTTTGAAGGTGGAGAACTACAATTTCATGATAGACCTCTTGAAATAAAACCAACTCCCGGAATGCTTGCCATTTTTCATGGTGGCAACAATCTACATGGAGTAAAAATTATTACATCTGGTACAAGATACAAAATTAGTGGTTTTTGGGGTAAAGAGGAATAGTATATATGAACAGAATAAATTACAAAGATGATATCGTTGTTTTTGAAAACTTCTTGAGTAAAGAAGAATGTGATGCTATCATTAAATATTGGGATCACTCAGAAAAGAATGGCAAACTTGAATGGAATAGAATTGGATTCTATGGATCATCTGCAGCCAACTTGCCAGTAGGCGATGATATGGTTGATTTTGGATTACCTAAAGATCTTGTTGAGTCTTTGAGTTCTAGAATGAAAGAAGCTGCAGAACTTGCTCGTGGTAGTGGTCTAAAGCCAATTGGTTTCCCACATGCACAAATATGGGCTACAGGAGGTTTTACAAATCCTCATTCAGATAATAGTACAGATGGTAAGTACAATGAATTCGAAAGAAGCAAGTGGGCAACGTTTATATATTTGAATGATAATTTTGATGGTGGAGAATTGTTCTTTCCTGATCATAATGTTTCAATTAAACCAAAAACTGGTCTATTAGCAGCATTTGATGGTGGACATAATAACCAGCATGGTATATCATTGATTACGTCTGGAGAAAGATTTACCATTGGTCAATTTTGGGACTATGAAGAATCAGAATATACTCAAGAAAAAATAGATGAATGGGCTGAGAGTCTTAAGGCAGTTAGAGCACAACAAGCTGTACAATTAAAAGGTTGGGAAGAAGCAGAATCCAAGGGAGAAAAAATTCTGCCAAGCAATTACGGACCCACAGGAGGGCCAATAGAATGAGCATGCAAGAAATGACATACGAGCAAACTTGGAGTTCTAAGGAAGACTTAGGTAATTGCATAACTCTCTATAGAGATGTAATAAAACCAGAGTGGGATATTATAAAAAGATTAGAAAAAGTTTTGAATGGTAATAACCATTATAATTGGCAACCAGCTTATGTTGGTTACCAAGAAAGAATGCCTGAATATAGAGACTGTATCGATTTTAAATTTAAGAAAAGCGATATAGCAGGAGACCTAAGCCAAGAGTCAAAAGAACTACAGCAGATCTGGCAAGAATGCTACGATGCACAGAAAGCAGCAGTCGATGATTATTCAAGAACAAATAACATCCACAATCTAAGGTATTGGGAAGCTTTTAACTTTGTTCGTTATGGCGAAGGCCAACATTTCATGGAGCACCATGACCACGGTTTCTCGTACAACTGTACAGTATCTCTTGTAGCGTATCTAAATGACGAATATGAGGGCGGAGAGATCTACTTTAGACTCCAGGAACTAAACATAAAGCCAAAGGCTGGAGATTTAATTGTATTCCCATCTACGTTTGCTTATCCGCACCGAGCCATGCCAGTTAAATCAGGTGTTAAGTATTCTTTAGTAACCATGTTGGACTACAGTGACAAGTACCATAAGCCAGAGTTTTATCAGGAGACTGGCTCCTAAAACAGTGTAATTTCATAGGTATTTTGTAATAGTTCATGTAGTCCATTAAAAAAAAGAGATAACATGAGAAGTTTTAACAGCACTAAGAAATTTAATAGCGTATTCGCTGCCAAAGGCGACGAGCCACGCAAAAGTCTAACTCATCTTGCTAATAACGGATATCACTTCCACGCTGAAGATCCTGAGAATAATCACGTCCCACGTAGTGCAGAAGCCACTGCTAATCACTATCTTCTTGGTTGTCACCATTCTTGTGGTGCTGACAGCGAATGCAATGGTGGAGGTTCACGACTTTGTCGCAGCCGTTGCTCAGACAAGTGTGGTGGAAGTTATAAGCAACAAGGTCTAAACGAACCTAGTGAAGAAGCACAAGACATCCTTGGCCTTGAAAAAGGATCTAGTGGTAATTGGAACTATAACCACCAGCTTTCTAAGCTGAAGAATTATGCTAACCTAGGTGACGTTCTAAATATGGAAATCACAAATAAGAACTTTCCTAATCTACGAGGGCTTAAAGTTAGCAGTTATGCCTGGAACCCAAAACAACAAATTGCTGAAGACAGAAAAGGTAAGCCAATACTTGTTGGTCAATATCTTTCTGTAGATCACCAGGGCAATCGTAGACCTCAGTATGCTGAACCAATGCAAGAACTCGGTAAGATCGAATCTGCTCGATCAGAAGCTTATAAGAACCTTATTGACAAAGGATCTACCAACATTGGTGATTATTTTAAAGTAGCAAAAGTTCTTAATGCACATGCTCACGGGATCTCAGTGCCACCTGAAGATTACGACAAGGGTGAAAACGAAAACTTTAAATATCTTGCTAAAGATCAAAAGCCAATTAATATCCACCATCAATTGAGTGGTGTTATTGGTAATATTCTTGATCACACAGAACCTAAACACCCAGCATTGAAAGCACTACATGAAAAAGCCAAAACTGCTGACTGGGTAATGTGTCACTGCCCACGATGTGCTTTGGACCAAACTCTTCACGTTTCCAATACTGTATTCGATATGCAAGATCACAACAAAGCAGCTAACAGTTCTGACAAAGCACTTAGAGATGCATACTTTACTAGTTTCCCAATGGGTGCAAGCAAACACTTGGGTGAAGGCAAAGAAGGACGTGTTTCTGGGCTAGGTGATATTGGCAAGCGTACGCCACACCGTCAACTTTGGATCAGTGAACATGGTTCAACCTATCTTCACCATGTTAAAAATGGTAGACAAGATGAAAACCACGAACTATTTATGGGTAACGATGTTGCTATCCCAATGGATACACCGAAGCTTGACCTCTCAGCACTGAGTGAAACCTCAGGACGTAATCCAAAATTCTGGGAAAAAGAATATTCATCCGATGATGTTACTCCGATAACACCAGGACAACCCAACAAAGTAAAACAACGACCAAGATCTGAGTCGGCAGCTGAAGCTAACCAAGCAAAAGAAGATTTGTTAAACAAAATGAGAGAAAAAGAAAAATAAATTAATAAAAATTTACGTTATAAGCCTTGACAGGCATATCTTAAAATCTCCTATAGTATAACTTAAGGAAAACATGTCTAATCCTTGTGAAAAAAATTGCAATCTTGATGCTTGTAATTGCAAAAATAACACAAAAAACACTGAAAAACAGCTAAAAATTGCTGAATTTAAGGAAAAAACCGACAAAATTCGTCAAATTTCCTATAAAAACTTCAAAAAAACGTCATTTTTTGATAAAAATGATGAAATTTCACCAAAAGTAAAAAATTACCGTGTAACTATCAGTGATTCCAGTAATAGTGATGGATACTTTATGGAATACTCAAAAGATATCACTCTTTTTGAGTTTGCAGAGATACTTTCTAATATCTTTGGCATTGATATCTATGTAGGCTATGACGAAGATAATGATAAGTCTCTTCAGGAAGACATAATGTTCTTTAATAGCTTAGAAGAAGTTATTGATTTTCTTGAAAACAAGAAACGAGACGAACAATGACCATAGAGGAGCACGATGGAAATATTACTCACCACTATACTATTCACTATCCTGCTCATCCTGAGCGCACCTCCGATCCACACTACAAGGATTTTAATTCTTACAGAAAAAGAACAAAGGATACTGCGCAGTGCAGCGTTGGTTTGCATCGTAATGACTTTAGTGAATGCTCTCTAGATAAGCCTTTGGAGCTTCACCACAGCCACGTAGAGTTTTCTCTGCAAAACGGCGTTGAGTTAAAGTGGCTTGAAGTCGATTACCCTGGCATTTCTGACCCTGATTCCGTTGGAGCATGGGTTGAGTCTGCAAACAACCTTGAATGGCTCTGTGAAGCCCACCACAGAGGCCCTGGAGGCATTCACACGGCTGCTGCTAGTGATTTTGAAGCAGAAAAGTATGTACGTAACCTTATTAGCAAACAAGAAGGCAAATGATGAACTGGTCTGAACGTTATGCCATGGCTCAAGGCGACACTATCGAAACTTTAAGAGTTAAATTACAGAAGAATGCGGATAAGTATACAGATGCGCGGTCTGCTCCACATACTTGGCTTAAGAATTACAATGATGCAGTAAATAATGATTCAGATCATGCATCATTATCAAATATTTGCCACACGAATGCAGACCAAGCAAGGGTAATGGGTGAAACTAACCACCAACGTTATTTTGCTAATAGCCGTATGTGGAGAGAATTAGCTGGCAAACACGGAGCCTTTGCATCATCACAAAATATTAACGAAAGATATAAGTAAAGGGTTATTATGCTAGAAGAACGTAAGATTGGTAAGCTGGGTAAACTTGCACCAAAAAGACCACGAGGTCTTCACATGCTGTCGTTCTATCAGCACAACCCTTTGCCAACTCCTCCTACTGCCGTTGGTACGCCTAATATTGCTGAATGGGAAATGCTTGGCAATGATAAGTATGGTGACTGCACTTTTGCTGGTATTGCTCACGCAAAGATGGCTACAGCAAAAGTACTTGGACTAAATGAATTACCACCAACAACTGATGAAGTTGTACAAGCTTACTTAGCTTATACAAATGGCCAGGATGCCGGTGCTGTAGAAGCAGATTTGCTTAAACACTGGCAACAGAATGAAATATTTGGTGGTAAAATTGCGGCTTATGCACCAACTGATCATGCTGATTTTGATGAACTTAGAAGCGTAATAGCATTCTATGGTTTAGCATATATTGGAATTAGACTCCCATCAGTATGCGAAGAACAGTTTCAGAATCACCAGCCATGGGCACTCACAGGAACACCAGCCGACAATAACATTATTGGTGGACACTGCATTATTCTTGTTGGATATGATGAAAATTGTTTCTATGGAATTACTTGGGGTGAAGTTCAAGCGATTGAACAAACATGGTTGCAAAGTTACATGGATGAAAGCTGGGCAATTATCACCCCAGAAATCGTAGAAAAAGGTCAATACGGCAACATGCGCCTAGAAGACCTATTAGCAGATATTGGAAAACTATAATGGGTATACCAAAAAGAATAAATGAAATAATTGAAGAACACAGCAATAAATTTGTTATCGTAGCAAATACTGGTCAGATGAAATATAAAACTGGCGGTACATTCCAAGGTTTGCTCGTTGAAACAAAGATTGGTGAAGAACGAATTGGTTATTTGACCGCTGAAAAACGTAAAGATGGTAATTATGTACTCGATGGTGTGTTCGTAGAAGAAAACTACAGAAATAATGGCATTGCTACAGACATGCTACGTAAAGCACAACGTACTGTTCAAATGACACCATACATTACTACTGAGAACCAGGTTTATCAATCAGAAGCTGGTAAGAAACTAGCTGAAAAAGAATATAGAATGATGACTGCTAGTACTCTTGTTATTGCAGGGCCTCTTGCTGCTGTACCAGAACTCATTGGCGCAGGAGAAGCCGCTGCAGGCGCAGGAGAAGCCGCTGCAGGCGCAGGAGAAGCCGCTGCAGGCGCAGGAGAAGCCGCTTCAGGTGTTGAAGATTCAAAAACACAATATAACAGCCAACAACAAAATGAACAGCAACAAAATGAACAGCAACAGGATAATCAACAACAAAATGAACAGCAACAGGGTGGACTTGATATAAATTATCCAGCAATTAAAGCTCCTAGCCCAGCCCACCCAAATTTCATTAGCTCTAAGCTATCATCAACTATTGCATGGCCTGAAACAATGCCTAAAACCCCTCTAGGGTTGCCAAATGTTACTAAACCAGTTACTTTTAATAGTAATGGTACTGCGCCAGGGTCTACTATAAATGTAGATACCAGCGAGCTACAACCAGCAACTCAAACTCAAACAAAGCAACCACCTAAGGCCCAAGAATCCAATGAAACGCAATCTAAACCAGGTGGCGGTTTAAAGATGCCTAATATTGCTATTGATATTGCTCATCCAGTTGTTAATAATCCTACTGCAGCAAACCCAAGAAGTAGTAGCGTGAATGATTCTGATCGTCTTGTTAATTTGATTAATGAAATTATTGTCAAAAAAATAGCACACGAAAATGAATGGTCACCAGATGACGAAACAGATGAAGAAAAGGTAAAAGATCACGATCATTGGGCAGAAATTACCCATCATGGTGAATATGATATGCCAGGACCAAAGAAGTCCCTTCCGCCAACAACTTGGGAATAAGAGTTAAAATAACCTTGAAAGTGCAGTAGTAACTGATGAGATACGCTACACAGGGCAATGGTAACTACGGAGACGATGCGTCTCTTGAAAGTATTGATGCTCCCACGGAAGGTGGATCAGGTCTTGGTTTGCCAGGTGGAAATAAAGTCAACGCAGACGAACTAGAACCAATCCTATCTTTTTTTAAAATTGCAGATATTGGCAATGAAGATGAAAATTCTACTGAGCTAGTTGGACCAAAGCGTATAACTACTTTAGATGTAACTGGTGAACCAAAAGTAGTAGATAATGGAGGGCTTGCTAGTGTAAGCCCAGGATCTTTATCTACTATTATAAACGGCGTTAACGAAGGAAAAAAGATGAGCACAGCAGCGAGAATCGCTTACATTATGGAGAATGGTGAACCATTCTGCAACCACTGTGAGAAAAACTTTATCCCAACTACTATTAGTCCACGTATGGCTTGTACTAACTGTGGTTGTGGCCGACCAGCTGATGATCATGGTCTTGGCGAAGAAAATTTCTCACACGTTGAAGGGCCTACTGCTAAGGATCTTGATGCTGGCAAAGATATTGTTAAGCAAGATGCCAGAATTGGTACTCGCCTAGCTAGCACAGAAGATTATGTTGCTGCTTTTAACAAGACTGCCAATGATTCAGAACTTTATTACCAAGGTTATACCGATGCTGAAAATGGCAAGCCACTTGACGAAGATCTCGCTCTTTTGAGCAAAGATTACTACAATGGGTATGAACAACGTAAATTCTACAATAAGTCTCCTCAACAGAGCCAAAGTCAAACATTGTTTGACATGAAGCCAAATAGTAATCAGACTCCTCGTGCTGGTGTTATTACTCCAGGCGAAGAAGATCGTGGTCCACTTGAGCTTACTGATGGTTTTAACCATGCTACTGCTTCTAAGATTGCTTCAATTTACCCAACTGATGTAATTCAAAACTTTTTCGAGGTATAATCATGGAAAAGTGCCCTGTTTGTATAGATGGTCGTATGTTGACTAAGATTAGCAGTGCTGGAGAAGAAACATTTTGCGTTGATTGCCGTCGTATTGTAAAAAGCGCAGCTTTTAACTTTGAATTCAAAGTGGCTGCGTCAGATGAAGGAATTAGTGAATGTTCAATTCCAGGCAACCCTAACCCAGGGGTTAAGGGACCAGGTAAGAAAGCACGTTGTTTCACATACGATCCAAGCGATGAAGATGCCAAGACAAAAGCACACCAAAAAGCACGCAATTCTGCATACGCAGCACAACACAAGAAGGCTGCTTCTAGGATTGTAAATGCTGTGGCATATTTTACTGGTGCACCAGAAGTAACAACTGGTTCTAACCCTACGATGTCACAATCATCAGCACCACCGCAAGATGCACAAGACCTTTCATTTACTACACAACAGAATGATATAGGTAAGGTAACTGCACCTGGTGGTGAACAAATGGGAGATCTTAACCAATCTAATCCACTTAATAGCGGAACAACTAGCAGTAAAAAACTTGCTGAACTTATTGAAGATGATGTAAAGAACCACATGGGCCGAGGATTTTGCACAGAACACATGGATTACGATGGATGTAATCCTGACCGAAACTTGCAATAGGAACTAAGGAAATAGAAAGATTCCATTATGCACTACGACAACATTGTAAAAGAAGCCAAGACTGCAGCAGCCGATACGCGCTGGTTTAACGGTACTTCAGAGAGCATCCTGACAAGACTTGACAGACTTCAGGACATCCTGGACAGCACACGCATGGCAGCTAGTAACCCTAACGTCAATGCTAATGAGCTAGAGCGTTATGCCAACATAATCACTGAGCTTGGTGCTGAAAAGGAACAACTTGAGAAGCTTGCTTCTGAGTATGTTGATTTTGACACTGAGGACTATCTAAATAGCCTACCTGGTGGAACTGTTGCCAAGGAATACCGTGTTAGCAATGCTGGCACAAGTGATCTTGGTGAAGACGATGGTAGCCTACTTTACCGTACAGCTTCTTCAATCGAAAACGAGTATGAAGATGCTGACTGGATTAACTTTGTGACTGCTGGTGCTGAAGTTTGGGTAGAAGACCAAAACAGCAACCTTTTGAAGAGTCAATTGAACACTCGTGAAGCTGCAGTGTTTTACGTAGAGAAGAAAACCTTCCCTATCCTAGATACTGTTAAGCGTGCTTCTATCATTGATAACTTTGTAGACAATGTAGAGATCTGCCGTCGTGCCAAGAATGAATCAACTTCATTCCGTAGCATTAAGAGTGCAAGTGCAAATAAGCTTGCTGCTACTTTCATCCAAGAAGCTGTAGAAGACTCATTTGGAGAAGGCCTCAACTGGCTATAGTCCATGGATGAGAACTTGAATGGCTTTAGGGTCGTTGGTGCTGTCGAAGATGACACAAAAGAAAACGACCTAGTACAATCTTTAAAGAATATGCTTGCTGAAGCATACGTTCTTTATCACACGATTCACGGTTTTCACTGGAATGTCAAAGGATCTGATTTTTATGAATATCATAAACTATTTGATGAAATAGTTGATGATATTTACGAACACATTGATCCAATTGCCGAAAACATTGTTAAACTTGGTAGTGTAGCCCCATTTGTAATGAGTCAACTCGTTAAGATGAGTGGTATCCAAGAATCTGGTTTAGTAAGTAGATCCCCAAAAGAATTGACTGCTAAGTTTTATATAATGAATGAAGAATATATTCAACACATTAAAGAAACTTTTAAAATAGCTAACAACAGTAATGAACAAGGCGTAGCCAATTTTATTGCAGAGCGGATTGATCAACACCAAAAATGGAGTTGGTTCTTGAAAGCTTCTATTGAGGGATAATGGATTCAACTTCTGAAAATATCGGAAACGTAGTAGCCTTACTTACAGCCATACTCAGCGAGCAGGAAGACCTAGCTTATGAGATGGTTCTAGAAAGCAATCCCATTGAGCTATTTAGTGCTCTAACAGGCGTATTATTGAGCGCTCTCAACCGTTTAGCAGAAATAAACGGTGTAACGGTAGAAGACTACCTAAGAGATCTAGGAATGCTCGCTTTCAAACCCCAATGAACATAGATAAAGATCTACCAGAAGGAATTACCTTCAATAACCAACAATACGATTCTATCGAGTTAGAATTAGTTGAAGAAGTGACTAATAGCACTAAATGCCCACTTTGTGATGTATGCTTGGAAAGCATATTAATAAGTAACAATGGTAGACACGAAGGCTGTATACGTGCTGTCGGCGGTAAGGTAATATGGAAGAACGCATTACCAAAAGACCGAATAAGGTCTATTAAACTATTAGACGAAAATCTTATTTTAAAACTTGACACACACAAAGAAAGGCATAAGAATGATTAGATACAGTACACAACCATCCGCAGATGCAAAAGTCATTTTGAATGAAAGCCCAACTTCAGCAATCGTAACAACAAATGATGATATGGGACTTAATGACACCAATGATCAAGTAGAAGATAAAAGCAATCTACAAGATCTTGATGCACAGGATCAAAACGACGATTAAGGAATATAGTGGCAGACAAAAAATCTGATCTTAAAAAAGAAACAGAACCTGTTGTACACATTGTAATCCCGGATACCCAAGCTAAAGATGGGGTACCAACAGATCACCTGAACTGGATTGGAATGTTTATTGTGGAAGAATACCGCAATAAGAACATTAAGATTATTCATCTTGGAGACCATGCAGACATGCCAGCTCTTTCACTTTACGATAAAGGAAAGAAAAGCATGGAAGGCCGTCGTGTAGTACAAGATATTGAAACTGCTAATGAAGCATGGCGAGTCCTTAATCAGCCAATATATGATTACAACGAGCAACAACGTAAAACTAAGCACGCTAAATGGAACCCAGAGCGTCACATACTTCTAGGTAATCACGAAGATCGTATCAATCGTGCAACTGAAAATGATGCTCAAATTGACGGATTGTTTAGTACAGATGATCTTGACTATGCTCGAACTGGATGGCAAGTAAAACCATTCAAAGAAATATTGTGGTTGGATGGAGTAGCTTATAGTCACTTTTTCTATAATCCAATGACAGGAAACCCATATGGTGGTACAATCGATGCGCGTCTTAAAAGCATTGGTCATTCTTTCACAATGGGACACCAGCAGACTCTTCTCTATGGCCTGCGATACGTAAATGGTGACGGTAGAGATGGTGGAGCACGATCCCAGCACGGCTTAGTAGCAGGAGCTTGCTATCTGCATGATGAGAACTATAAAGGTCCTCAAGGTAATGCACACTGGCGCGGTATCATTGTAAAGCACCAGGTTAATAATGGAAGTTATGATCCAATGTTTGTTTCTTTGGATTATTTGTGCCGTAGATATGAAAACTCTTCTTTAAGTAACTTTATAACCAAAAAGTATCCAAAATTAAGAATTGGTGAATGATTTCCTCTCTTTAAACCTGTAACGGTTTAAACCCTTGAAGTATACGCCTAAGTGGTTATATGGAATCTTCAAAAAATACAAAAAGGAAGAACTTTCGTTGCGTTTTTAACCATTACGTGACAAAAGAGAACGAGGATGCAATAATTCGTTCTATAATTTCTCAATTTGAAGGTTATTATGCAGAACCTGAAGTAACGGTTACTAATGATGGTTTCATCATTACACTCACTATTGGAGATAATCTTTCAGCATCTTCAGTACGTGACAAGATCCTTTGGAACCAGTTCGTAGATAGCGTTACTACACAAGATGCTATCCGTAAAATTCAAATCATCCGTTTGCCAAAAGCTGGCCTTATGGATTTTGGTGGTCGTATCGATGGAAAAGGCAGCGTAGGCGGCTTTGGACCTAATGTCGACCCAATCGTAGGAGATACTGGCGTGGACGAGAAGCTTAACAACCCAAGATCTACTAAACCACCAAAGTACGAGATCGATGGCGTACAGGATGACCCACTTGGTCACTTTGCTAGCATCCGTATTGCTGACCCCACCGACGCAATTTCTGAAGGACAATCTTTTGTAAAAGGTCTAACTCCAGAAGATCTATCCAGTGATGTTACTAACCTGGAATCAGAGCCAACCACTGAACTTGAATCTGGAAAAAGACAACCTGCACGTGTATTTAATGCCTTTAAAGTAATTGCAATTGATAGCGATACTGGTGACAGTTTTTCACCAACGTGGGTTAACAAATATAATGATACCCTTGATGGAGCAGACTTGCCATCACCAGAAGCACCAAGAGGTAACGGTGGTTTTTTGCCAAAAGGTAATTGGTACAATACCAACCTAGGCAACGAACGTGGAACTATGACTGGTGTAGAATCAGAAAAACGTGGAGATGAATCTAGCGCTGCTCCATTTGCTGGTATTACTGGCAGCATTCAGCAATTGAAAGAACCAGAAATAGAAGATGTAGAAAGTGCTATTGACATACCACAAGCACGTGGTGGCGCACAATCTGTACCAGACGGCGGACAAGTCGAAGGATGGTTCGCTAGCGCAGAATTTGGAATTAATGAAACATACGATTATGAAGGCGATGTAGATGACAACTACCTATAAGGTATATGAAGCAGGATTAGAACCAAAAAAGTTTAACCCAGGTGATTTTATCTTAGTTAGCACAGATGGCATTCTAGCTAAACTCATACGTTTTGGTCAGTTCATACGTTATCATGGTAAAATGAAACCTTTCTCTACATGGAATCATGCTGCAATGATTGTTGATGAAGAAGGAACGATTATTGAAGCAGTTGGCCGTGGTGTCCGTTATGCTCACATTGATGAATACAAGAATGTAGAGTATTATTTAGTAAATACAAAATTAAACAGTCAGAGCCGTAATCAAACTGTTGCTGCATGCAAAAGTTTTATTAAGGATAAATATGGATGGTTCACTATTATTTCTATAGCAATTGAACTTATCACAGGAATTAAGTTACAATTCTCATTGAATAACTCAATGATCTGTAGCGCAGTAGTAGGACAAAGTCTATGGGCTGGTGGTGTCATATTTGACCGCAACCCATACCAAATGATGCCAGCGGATCTTGCCGCAGCATTCAATATCATTCAATCTGGCAAATAATTAAAAAAACGTCAAAAGTGTTGATTTATCACTTTTAATCAATTATTGTAGATTTTATGAAAAAGAAAATGACCATAGTTATTAGCTATGATGCCATGAACAATCAGAGTGATGAATTGGCTAGCCAAGAAATCAATGAGACCATTGCTGGTCTAATGAATAGTTTGCGGACTCAAGTTAATAACGCACAAGTATCTGTAAAATTCCAAGATAATAAGGAGACCAAATAATGACATCAAGTATTAACAACCCGTTCCAGACAACCGCTGTTCGCACTGCTGTTCGTGGTGCTGTAGCAAGCATTGTTGGTGCACTTGTAGCATGGGGAACAACTAAGTGGGCTAGTCTAAACACTAGTAACCTTTCTTACTTGACACCTGCATTCTCAACCGCATACTTTGCTGCTGTGCACTTCCTACAGGCTAAGTACCCTAAGTTTGGTTGGTTGCTCGGTGTACTTCCTCAAAAGAAGACTGTAACACCTACACCTACACCTACACCTACACCAGTTAAAGCTGCTGCTAAGAAGGCTACTGCTGCTAAGAAACCTGCACCGAAGAAGTAATTCTTCGAGGCCTTGTAGCTCAGTTGGTTAGAGCACTGCCCTGTCACGGCAGTTGTCGTGGGTTCAAGTCCCATCAAGGTCGCCATCTATAAGAAAGAAAGAATATGTTTAAAAAAGTACTAACAATTGCTGCAATTATTGCCGCCGCCGTAGCTATCATTGTTAACACTGGTAATAATACAAAAAATGTAGGTATTAAGCTGCATCAATACAATGATCTGCCTTATGCACTTTGTGCAGCTAGCGGCACTAAGCCTATCAACCAACATATCATTATTAATGGTGTTAAGTATCGTTTGGGTCTATCAGAATGCCCAATTATTACTACAGGCGCTTCATTCGCTAACATGGACTTAACTAACGGTAGGCTAACTCCAGATGGAACGTTTGCAACAGTATGGTCGTTGTTTGGAGTACCAAGCACTTTTCCTATTAAGCAAACTGATGGTAGTTGGATTAATATGACTCCAGTACACCGTAACTTTAAGAATACAAAAACTCCTGGTGGCGGAAGTAGCAACCAATGGTCTTTTCCTTGTGTAGTTGAACCTAGAATATTAACTGCAACTGATGGCACTACATTTAGAGTTGCAATCTGTAAAGGTCCTATGATGGAGAATGTTAACAACAAGCCTATCAAGTTTGGAACTCGCACTTGGACAGAAGCACCAAAAGGTATACCTAACCCAATCGTAGCTCAGATCCTTTCGAATTCATAACTTCATCTAAGTAGTTAATAAGAGACAATGATGGAACAAAAATTAGATACAACTAATGTTCTACCATTAAAAATTGTACATAGCCTTACAAATATAAACTATGATGATGCATCATTATACAGTGATTTGCCTAAATCAAAATTTATTAGTTTTGAACACTTTGAAGAATTTGAAGAATTGGAAACAATTAAACAATTGGGAACGATCCAACCTTTGCCTTCAACACCTTTAAAAAAAGAAGAGTTAAATTCTTATAATTATAGATCAGAAGAGTTTATTAGTGATCATAACGGTAAACATGTATTGTTTGTAGGTGATTCTAATACATGGGGTACTGGTTTGCTATATGAAGAACAATGGTCAAGAAAACTATATAAATTAATTGCAAACAATGAAAAAGTATCAGGTTATTTTAATATAGCATGTGTTGCTTCATCCATGCTGCATTCGATAGTAACATCATTTAAATATTTTAAACAGTTTGGCAATCCTGATTATATATTTTTAAATATTGCTAAATTAAATGCATCATATGCTTATGATGAAAAAATAGGTAAGGTTATAGATGCTTGGTATGGTAGCCACCCAGTTATGGATCTATTGGCATACCAATATTATTTTATGTTAAACCAATATTGTGAAAGTAACAATATAAAATTATTGTCATTTACAGGGTACAATGTAGAATCGGCAATGAAGAGAGCATTATCTGATTCCAGGATTGATCAATTTAAAACATTCTATAATTTTGATGAAGATGAAATAGAGAGTTTTATCAAAGAATATAAAGACAATAACAAAAATTTAGAAGAAGCCAAATATTTTGATAAAGCAAGAGATGGAGATCATGATGGTATTGCTTATCAAGCATATTGGGCAGAATTCATGTATAAAAAATATTTAGAATTATGATTACATTCCCTGGTAGCTCAACGGCAGAGCAAGCGACTGTTAATCGCTAGGTTATAGGTTCGAATCCTATCTGGGGAGCTTATGAAATTAATAGAAATAATAGAAAACAATCCAGGTATTCTTTGGAATAATAACCCGTCATCTGGCACTGATAAGCATGGTGCTCATGACTACATCAATGGCTTCTATGACAAAGCATTTGAACCATTTAAAGATAAAGAAATAAATTTACTTGAAATAGGTATTCAATACGGGTCTTCACTGGCTCTTTGGAGGCAATATTTTAGTAAAGCTAATATTTATGGCATTGATGTAGTTGATAATAGACAACAACCATATGTAGATCTTCCTGGCATTAATTATATTTTTGATAATGCTTATTCTGAATTAAATTTGCCAAACTTTGATATTGTCATCGATGATGGTCCACATACATTAGAAAGCATGCTTGATTGCATACGTATTTACTTGCCAAAAGTAAATGAAGGTGGTATCTTTGTCATTGAAGACGTGCAAGATGTGTCTTGGTTCACTAATTTGACGAATGCTGTTCCTGAAGAATATAAGGATAGGATTGAATACTTAGATCTTAGAGCAACCTACAATAGGTACGATGATCTGATGTTCATAATCAAAAAATGACTTTATACGAAAAATATGTAAGCCAAATCGTAAATAGGCTTAGTAAATTTAATCATGACTACGATTGGGATAAAAACCCATTTGGTCATATTGTTGTCAACAATTTTTTACAAGAAAATGAAGCCAATGCTTTGTATGAGGAAGTACTAAAGGCTCAAGAAGATGAAACAAACTGGAATCAATACAACAATCCACTTGAAAAGAAGTTTTCTCTTAGTCGTTGGGACCAGTTACCTAAGAATGTTTATACTTTCCTTCTAGCTTTAGCTGACACAAAAGTTGTCAAGATGATTGAAGATATAACTGGTGTTTATGAACTTGTTCCCGATACTGGCTTGCATGGTGGTGGCATTCACATGCACCGTAATGGTGGTAAACTTAATCTTCACCAAGACTACAGCATTCATCCTAAACTTGGATTACAAAGAAGATTAAATGTTATCTTTTATTTAGGTAAAGAATGGGACCCAATGTGGGGTGGTGGCCTTGAGTTCCATGAGCATAATCCAGAAACTAATAGACCTAAACATCTTGCAAAAGTAGTTGATTACACATGGAACCGTATGGTGTTGTTTGATACAATTGAAAGTTGGCATGGTTTCCCCAATCCAATTACTCCACCAGATGATAAATATCGTTTATCACTAGCATTCTATTACACTTCTGAACCATTGGAAGATCACTCTAATAAGCAAGCTGTTCTGTACGCGCCTAGCGATGAACAAATTGGTGATCCAGAAATTGAAAAGCTTATTGAATTACGTTCAAACCCAGATACTGCTAAAAGGTTATATAAATAATGAAATTTCACGTTTTCTATACAGATAATATGCCTCATGATCAATGGGGGTATAAAATGATCAATGACCAAAAGTCAGTATTTGATCACTTTGGTTTAGAGATCGAATACATAGTGAAACCTTACGTTAATTTTACTCAAGCTGGAGATGACCATGGCAAAATGGTCACTGATGTTATTAAAGACTCAGAAGGCGTTATCTGTTTTATGGATCTCGATTGTTTACCTCATGACATAGAAAAGTTGCAAGAAATCTATAACTGGGTAGAAGAAAATAAAAGTTTTGCGGGTAATGCTCAAAATATCTCACATATACCAGAGATCAAAGATATTATCTTTGCTGCACCAAGTACTTTGATGGTACATAAAGATGCATGGGTAAAGCTTGGTAGTCCAGATATGGCTCAACAACATCGATCATCAGATGGTGCTGTATGTGTTGATGTAGCACAACAATTAACTTTGAATGCAATTGAACAAGGATTCGATCATAAGATTCTTCACCCAGAAGGTTGCGATATGCCACAGTGGTATACCGATATAAATGGTAAAATTTTTACTCTTGGCATTGGTACGGCTTACCCAGCATCTTGGCATTATTTCCAAGGATCTATAAATCTATCGCAAAGCGATTTGTGGGATCAAAGAGTTAGTGGTATTCTAAATAATGAAAAGCTAATTCCAGCAGTAGAATTCTAAGGTAAGTAATGAAAATTGTACAATTAGGTGCTAATAGAGGTTCAGATTCTTTATTCAGATACTTAGAAGATCATAAGAGTGAAATAGAGCTTTTAGTTTTAGTAGAACCATTCCAACTGCATTTAGATATATTAGAAGCATGTTATAAAGATTATGATAGCGCAATTATTGAAAATGTAGCAGTGAGGCCAACTTTTATAAAAAAAGAAGAATTAACTATTTTTTATTATAAAGAAGATGGACCAGCATACCATGTAGCTTCAATCAACCCTTCACATATTTACAAACATTATGGGAATGTTCAGTTAGATAGCTTTACTATCCCATCTTTGACTATTGGACAAATATTAGATAAGCATGGTTTAAAAGAACTTGACTGGTTGCTCGTAGATGTTGAGGGGTTGGATGCAGAGCTTATTTTAGACTTTGATTGGAATTCTTACCGTATTAAACGTGTTGACGTAGAACACTTGCATCTGGGCAATGATTCATGGAAAGTTATGGAACTCTTTGAGTCTTTGGGTTATACTAAAATAGAATCAACTAATACTTTTGACTGGGCTTTTGAACTGCCGGGCAATACCATCAAGACTACGGAAGAAGACGGCCACACAGCACAAAGATAATCCAATGAGGGATGGTGTAATGGCAACACACGGGCCTTTGAAGCCCTTGTTCTAGGTTCGAGTCCTAGTCCCTCAGCCAAAGGACTGTAGCTCAGTGGTAAGAGCAGGGGACTCATAATCCCTCGGTCGTGGGTTCGATCCCCACCGGTCCTACCATTTAAAAGTACCAATAAAACACAATAGGTAGTGTCCAGCGTTCCTAAGGGAACATAACCAAGGAGTAACACGATGACCTCGATGTTCGACTACGATGATTCAATTAACCTAGCATTTGATGCTAAAATTGCCGGTAAGAGCCTCGTTGCTGCTAAGCACGAACTGCTCACCAAAACTGGTGATTTTCTATTCCTCGCTCACTCAGATCGTGAGCTTGCTCAGCGTATGCAAATGATAGAAGAAGACATTGAGAAGGTAGCTTATCGCAAACTATCAAGCATTAGTGATTCCAAGGCCAAACTAGTACGTGCTATTTTTGACGAATGGGAACTTCGTCACGCTAGCTGTGATATGTGCAAAGTTGCACATGAAGAAGATAAATGTGTAGAGTGCAATCGCAAACTAAAAACAGGCACTGCTATCACAGGTGGAGGGCTTAACCACTGTCGTGATTGTTATGTAAAAATGACTGATAATCATGAAATCCCAAAACACTGGGGCCAAATTGAAGCTTCTAAGGGTGACCAAAAGAATTGTGCAGAATGTGGTAAGCCTGCTACCCACAAGGATGTTCGCGGTTATTTGGAACTTTGCGACAATTGCGCTAAGTAATATTAATCTAAATTAGGTTAATATGGCTTACAATTCTAAAAATAGTGATGCTTTTATTATAAAGCTTGCTGAGTCAGAAGAAGTATCCAACCCTGATGTTATCTCGCAAGATGATATTGACACGGTATTCTCTGGCCTTGTAGACACGCCCCTACCCGAATTGCTTAAAGGTTTAATTGAAAAAGGTCATAAATCACCTAATAGTTTTCCCATTAAGATCAAAAAAGAAAAAAACGAGCATCTAGCTAATAAGTTTAATTCTGGTAAGATAGCTAGTGAATCTACTTTTGATGAAGAAGATTGGGAGCAGATGCACCCTGATTGGGCTAACGAGTTTAGTCCAGGTGAAGAGTCAAGCCACGAAATTGTATCATTCGGTGGTGAAGATATTGAAGGTGGACCAAGGGTAGAAACTAGTGGTGCTTCAGAAGAAGACGAAACAGAAGAATACGAAACAAAGAATAGAAACCAGATTGATTGCCCTAATTGTTATGGCGTTTCAAAGCATAACAAAGATAAATTTGCTATTTATACTGAACCACATTGTAAGGGATGCCCAACTAAGAATTGTGGAAGCGATCAAAATAACGTATCACCACACTGTGCTGGTTGTGAACTTCTTAATCATGGTTGTAAGGGTCGTGACAGAGCATATTATGAAGGCGATAAAGACGCTGAATGTCCTGTATGCCACAACGAAGGAACTATTACTAAAAGAGATAAGCACTGCTTAACTTGTGACGATAAGAAATGTAAAGGCCCAGACCCACTGGCAAAAGGACATGGCCATTGCTATGGTTGCAAAGACCAAAAAGCACCAAATGATTATCACTTGCCTGAGGCACCTTATTCAGAAATATTTAACCCAGGTCAACACACAGTTCCTGAAGATGATGAATTTGATGATTTTGAAAGACATGAAGAAGACGAAGACATGTCATCTGGCTTTGGTGGCGAAGGTGCTCCTGTAAGAAAAAGAGACCTAAGTAGTGCTGTTGTAGAAAAACCACGTTATGAGAAGCAAGAAGAATCTAGCCGACTTGATTCACCTGTTTCTTTATCAAAATCAATGAGAATTAATGAAATTGCTCCTAAAGAACAAGATGCTCCTAAAGAAGATAGATACGAAGTAACTGAAAAGAACCAACCAGTACCAGTTCTCAAAGCAGAAAAGCATAATCCATGGTGTAAGTGTGGAGGCTCAGGTATTGTTTCTAACCCGGAAGAAATCGCAAAAATTAACGTTAGCGATGAATTTAAAAATGGTATTGCTAATATTAAGAACACTGCAAAAAACGACGAAGAGGCATCGAACAGGAAACAGCAGTTTATCCTCGATCAATATAAGTGTAAGGAAATGTAATGCCTAGATTTCAACACACATCACGACAAGATCCTAGACAACCGCATGTTGGTATATGCCAAGTTCAACATGATAAAAATAAGTACGATGAAGAAGGTTTTAAAACCATCTACAACAAAACAAAAGAACAAATGGGTAATTGCGATGCACAAGATAGAAATTACCAAGACGATGGTTACGAGAGTGACCCAGAAGAAACATTGCAGGCTAAATTTACTAGAACTAATTTGCCGAATGCTATTACAGTGATTACTGAAGCTGGTGAAAAATACACACCATCTTGTGCCGCGCACGCATCTCATTTTAGAGATACTCAACTAAGAAACATTGCTGATCTTCAAAACATTCGACCAGATCTAAACGAAGGTGAGTCCAATGAAGCACGTTGGCACTTTTCAGAGCGTTCCAAGAAGTTCTTAAGCAGAGCCAACCAGAATTGGAATAGTTTAGTTAAACTAAGAAGAATTAATAACTTTAATAGTGGTACTGAGAACGTTGGGCCTACACCACAGGTTATACAACCTAAAAATACAGAAAAAAGTTCAATTTCTTTACCTGCGAATGAAACTCCAGTAGCTTTACCAGTGGACTTGAAAGGTATGCTTAAATCACCTGACAAGTACAATGGTTGGTTAGACGACATAGAAGACTAGTTATGTTTAATTTTTCTTTCAATAAAAATAAAGTAAAAGTAGCAAAAGACACCAGACAACCAATGGTGTTTAACTTATCACAGCTTCTTGCTCAACAAGAAGAAGCAGACAATAATGAATACGATAAGAAACGTCAAGAAAAGTCTAGGCAAAAGATTGAACATCTTGATGCCCCATATGCTATCTATAGTGGCGACCCAGATTATCACGTAACTAGAAACCCTAATGTAGAGCCAGGTAAGTGGAATTTTGTTCACCACACAGAAATTGGGAACGATAGAACAGGCCGCTCAATTGCAAGAGATCTTAAATCAGAATTAGAAAAGATTGATTCACCATACGAAAAAACTTTTCTATCGCCAGACCAATACGCTCATGATGAAAAGATGACTAAGTTAGCACCTAAAGGTATGCTTGGCTATAGGTTGAAAAAAGAGAATCAACCAATACGTTCTGATAACACGTCTATTAGAGAATTTGATCAAGTACTGAACAATGCAGAAATACGTGGAAAAATGCGCCAGCGGGTAGGTGAATTGCCATCAATAAATGCTCCTGAGTTCGATCCAACTCATCCTCTTAACCTTATTGCTACTCATGGTGGCCAAACTGCAATTAAAAAGATGTTCACTGACCAAGTCCCATACCTTACAGCAAATCCTGGCGAGAACATTTGTGTTTGCGGTAGAGAAGCTAGCAAGCACACTGATGAAGCAACTGCGAGTGAGCATCATGGTAAGATTGGCGAGCATTTAGAAACACACGAATTTACTCCACAATATGTAAACACTGGCGATGGAGAATATTCAAAAGGTTCTGAATCTAGAGCTTCACAATCACCTTTGCGTTTTGCTGCTTTACCATCAACAGATAAAGATGGGAACCGTACTCTAAAGAGTAGAAAAGTTGATGAAGGCATGAATGCTGAATCAATGCCTATGGTTCTTGTTGGCACTTCAGCAGCTAAATTTAATCGTGTTACAACTTCTGAACCACCTGGAACAATTAATAACTTTCAAAAAGCAAATGTTTCAAGAACAAAGTGTTCACATTGCACCAATGGTAGAGTTGACCCTTATAAGAGATCTAATAACGTTCACTGTGAAAATTGTATGCCTGGTAAAATAACCATGAAGACTATAAACGAAAACGGTAAAGAAAAAGGTATACCTTACACTGTAGGAATGGGTGGAGGAAAAGTACGTTATTTAGACCAGAAGGATGCCCCCAATTGTGAAAATTGTAAGGGTAAAGGTTACACACTTAGTAAAGATAAAACAGCAAGTGATTTAGAAATACCATGCAGAGCTTGCAAAAGCACAGGTAAGCAAATTGAAACCGTTGAAGGTTCTGGTACTCAATGCACAAATTGTAATTCACACAATTCATCAATAGATACAACCCCTGGAAACTCATGCAAATATTGTGATGGTAAAGGTTATTCTAAAGAAGAAACAGTAAAGATACCACAGAATATTAAATTGGATGTTAGCAAAACGCCATTCGAAGGCAACCCAATTATCATGCGACCATTCTCAAAAGAATCGAGCGAAGAATCAACGGGAGTTGATGGATACTTGGGTCATGGTAAGAAGTCATGCACTAGATGCCATGGTAATGACGAGTACCAAACAGAAGATGGAAAACCTTGTAATTGTAGAATCGGTAGCTTTTCCAATGAAGACCATATTGTTGCTCCAAAGGGATCACGTTATATTTTCCCAGATCATATTGAGTTGCCTGCAGATCATTTTCTTAAAGCACTAGCGTCTGTTTACCCTGACCACGCTACTAACCCACATAGCATTAAGGATCTTAACAATACATCAGACCCAATAACTGGTACCTCACCAAATAACCCAACTGGTCATCGTTATGAGACTGCTGATGGTAAAAACTACGAAGCACATAAATTTACTCATCTATGGAACCCAGGCGTTAGTGTAACACCAGACATGTTAGCTGAACTTAATAAACAAAGTGCAGTGCACCACAGCAGTAAGAATGCTAAATATACTGCGGCTAGTGCTGATCTAGAGCTTGTTACTAACTTTGTTAGAGATAATTTACAAAGAATGCCAATCAATATTACTGGTAGAAAACAAAGTATCATGAGAAAGACTGAAGCATTACCAGGCGGAAGAACTAATCCTAAGTCATTCCACCCAGCTGTTCAACCAGCTATCTCTAAAGTTGAGAGTGCTATTGATGAACTTGGCGATAGTGATCGTGAAAAGTTTAGTCCACTTCTTGATGATGTTTACCAAAAAGCTTCACATGTTGCACACGATAGAGAAGTAACTGGTAAATTGGATAGCCCACATTACGATGAATATCAGAAGAGTATACAAAAAGTATTGTCTACTGTTAGTAGATTCCACGGTGATGAAAAAGCACAAAAAGTACAAAAAGCTTTTACTAGTTTGCCAAACCAACCTGTACCTCCATTAGAGACTGTCAATGAGGAAAATGTTAATGCTTAGAAAAAAATTTAATGCTAAATATGCTAATGATATGAGCTTCTTGAATGAAATGGGTATGAACATTATTGACCCTGACGCGTTATCAGATATTGAGAGTGGCGATGAGGGAACAGAAGATAGTAGAACAAGGCCAGTTTACGTATATTCAAAAGATCCTAATAGAGTTCAAAGAGAACCCAATGAAGTTATCATGGATCAAAAATCTTCTATACCAAAATTAAAAGAATTAACTAATGCTATCCGTAATCGTAAGTCTCCTAAATTAGATTACTTACATGAACATGCAGAAAATATTTTTAATATTGGTGCACATTATGCATATATGGACATGGTTGCTCGTAATTCAGCATACGCATGTCCAACTTGTGGTGGTAAAAAAAATGGTGGTAGAAAAAAACTACCAGCATCAAGAATTAAAGAACAAGCATCAGATGTTTGCCCAACTTGTAAAAATACTGGTCATACATTAACTAACCCAGAATTAAATATTTTTGATATTAAACAACAAGCTGAGAATTACAACACTGCTCTTAGTTTTCACGATACTTATTGTACAAGTAAGCGTTGCCACAATAGATGCCAATTTAAAGAAGATATTGATAAGCATTGCCGTACCGGTATTCCTCTTCATGAAATTAAGAAAAAGGATACTCACCTACGATCTGGAACAACTAATGAATGGTTGATTAATAACTTAAGGCCAAAAGTTGTACACGATGAATATAAAGGTTTTTCTCCATTTCTTCGTGCAGTCGGTGGCCGTGAAGATGACCCCTTGCAAGAGGGTGACTTTGTACACTTTATTAATCATGATACTATCAACCCTGGGAATACTCTTAAAAAGAAGGATGAAGGTTTCCACAGATTTAAAGAAGAATATGACGAACAAGGCAAACCAACTGGTTCTTGTGCTGTAAAAGATTGTGGTAAAGAAAAATTTAATATCAATCACATTGAAAGACAAAAATTACCAAGCGATGAAAATATTTACGTTAAAGGTGGTCGTGATAAGCAAAGCACCGGTATTATAGCTAATATTAATCCTGATGGTACCGGCGATGTCTTTCAATATTATCGTCCAATTAAATTTGTTCAAGAAGAAGTAAATCAACGAGAGAATGGGCATCCAGAACGTGCTATCAAATTTCACAGCGCATACGATGGTATGAATCTACGTGGTGAAGATGATAAAGAAACAAGAGATCTTCAACATCATCTTAAAAATTCATATAATGAAATCATGCCACTTATTGGTGAACGTTCACCTTTATCATCTACTAACTACGGGAGATGGAGGATTCAGCGTAATGTTCCTCTTTCTAGAGCAGTTAGATTATCTCCAATAACTGCACCTTTAGCTGCTACATCAGGAGTAACTACAGAAGTTGTTCCTAAAAGCAAGATTAAGGGTGTTTATCCTGGTGGATCTTGGCTACCAAAAAGAAAAAAGAATTCCGATGGGGTTACACCCCCAGAGCCTAAAACTAGAGTGGACATCATTCACCGTCAAGCAATGGGATGTAGTACAGACGAATTACGAAATATACCTTTGAAGACTAATGACCCTGATACCATTGAAGAATTTAAAAGATTCTCATCAAGATGGGATCAAAGACTAGGTATAAAGCCAGGGCACCCGCTTAGCATTAGTTCAATAGAACCTGGCACAGCGGTGAGTGAACAACATAGAGCACCTACAAAGAGTATCGAAGAAAATACTGCACCGAAGTCTTTTAATAGCGGATCCTTTAGCCAACTTGAGATACCAACAGTAGAAATACCTGGTGCACTTAAAATGACTCATACTCCAGAACAACAGAATGATATGCTTAACGTAATTGAAGGTCATATAGGTAGAAAACTACAACCTCATGAGCGCAACCAGGCTATTGAGGGTATTAGAAAAGATAATCACATCAATGGTGGGCTTAAAGCAATTGGTCAAAAAGTTGATGAAGACGAAGAGGAATAATTATGGAAAATAAGAGAATAAGCTATGTAGAGCCAATTGATGCACCTGCAGGAAAAGCTTGCCGTGGTTGTGACATGCCAAACACTGTGGACAATCCGGTTGTCCTTCAAGGTCATGCACCTGATGGTAGGCCGCTTTATGGCCACTCAGGATGTTCTTCTTTGATGGGATCAGAAGAAAAGACTACTGCTCTCCCAACCCCCATTGCAGGTAACCTAGGACTTATTCCAGGCTACAAAGAAGAAACCGAAGATATTTGGGCATTTGCTACAAAGTCTGTATTCAAGATAGATCAGACACAGGACGAAATTAGTACACAATTAGAGAAAGATACTAAGGAAGTACCAGCTACAACAGTAGATGCAACACAACCTTACAATTCCAGTGGCGCCCCAGTGATGCCAAAACACTAAAACAATGTAATTTAACAAGATATATACCATAGTGTATGTATCCAAGTACAGGAGAAATCATGGAACCACGTTTTAATATCAGAGTTGCAGACATGGCAAACCCGGACAATAATTTCCAGGACCCAAACCAGCAATGGAACGGTGACTTTATCGACCAAGACAGCAACCACTTCGAAAAGAATATGGATGCTTACATGCAACAGCGTCAAGGATTGGGCGACCAGATCCAACGTTATGTTGACGAATCACACATGCACGCTCAGGACGCTAATCCTGCTCAAGACCGTGCTTTGATGGTTATGGAGCCAGAAGTTGCTGGCACTGGTGACCTTCAGCTTGCTCCAGTTAAGGCTTCTAAGCTTGCTTCACAAGCTAATGGATTCCGTAACGACCAGGCTCGTGTTGACTTCACACTTGGCATTGTTGCTAAGGCAGAAGCAGGAACGCTAGTTAATTCACGAGTTGTTGCTGAAACACCTACTACTAAAATAGCCGGTACGGTTATTGCTGTTGGTGACTCTGAGTTTGCCGTTATCTGGGATGACAAGACTGCTTCAGTAGAACGCAAAGGCGACTACGAACTCGTTTTCTCTAACTAAGGATCCGACTAACTAAAAAATATGTTTAGATCACAGAAAACTAAGATCGTTTCTACTCCAGTAGAAGAGGTCCTTGAGGTTGAAGTACCAGCTACGCTAGTCGAACAAACAGTAGCTAACATAGAATTCTTAGCGATTATCTCACAGAATGATGAAACAGCCGAAGGCCGTTTAACTGATTATGATGGGAATGCCTATGTTTATTCATGGGATTTTAAGTCAAAAAGAATAGTTAGGTTGACTGGGGAAAGAATTGATTTTCTTACCTGGTCGTTATGTGATCAAGTACTACAAAAGTACTACAACAGAACTGAGAAGCCAATTGAAGAACCAATTGGCCCACAGATCGAACAAGCAGTAAATAAGGTATTGGCTCCTCTAACTACTTCTGTAAAGAATGTAGAGGGCAAGATTGAAAAGGCATTGACTGTAAAGGCTCCCCAGCCAGCTCCTGTACAAGCTCAGCCAGCGTCTAGACCACAATCTGTTCAGTCAGCACCTGTTGATGCACCAGCAGTAAATGTCGCTGATGATGATATCAGCGTAAATGCTTTGAGGTATTTGCAAGATTCCAATGTGAATGACCTCGGTATAGATTATATGAGCCTCTAGGAGATATTATGCAGGCAGCAGAAGGCAAAGGACCCAAGCAAATTAAGAAGCCATATGTACTTGGCCAATTTACTACCGTTTATGGCAATGATGGTACCCCAGGTACAGTTAATATAGCAAACCCTCCCTATTCACCTGTTGTAGGTGCAAATAGCACTATCAGTGGTGGATCTAGATGGAATGGTGGAATGGTTGGATCAAACGTACCAGGGCTTAACCTAAACGTTAATGGCAACGGAGCAACCGATGTTGGTTTTGTTTGTTCTCCAGACCCTTCGATTACTCCAACTGACCTTGAAACGCTTTATGCTGGTTTCTGGGCAGAAGCAGGTTTTAGTGGAACTTGTTTCCTACAACTGCAAGGTAGCAACAATAGAAGTTATCAGAATGCTGATTATAACTCACCAGCATGGATTACTATTTTGACTGGTACACTTACTTCTACCAGTGGTAACGTTACATTCACGTTGAACAATACTTCAGCTACACAAGAGACTCCAAAAGTAGCTTATCGTGTCACAGCTAGTGGTGGAACAGGAATTATTGATTGGGCTATCCCAGGTCTATTTACTGACCTTAGTGCTATGTCTATCGGAATTAATGCAGCTGATGCCAATGGAAATATTGGTCAAATGAGCACTCAAGGACCACGTTATCTTGCTATTTCTGGTGGTCAAGTTACTGCAACGGTAAATGGAACACCACCATACACAGCAACTGCTAACAACGCCGACTACATCGCATCATAAAGGACTTGACATGGAACGACAACAGAATGTAAGATTAAGCAACATCCGTAGAGTTGGTGCAAACTTTGATTTCAACGGCAACCCAATCACTCAGAACAAATCAGGCGGTATCGTTCGATTCAGTGGAGATATTGGAATGTATAGTTGTGGGCACCAGTCTATACCTGGTGTTGAAGTCTGTAGCTGCCAAGCTTACTAGAAAGCCTTACTAATGTCGCAAAAAGACTGGAGTGCTTCAGCGGAATTTAACCGTATGAAGTCAGCCGGTATTACACTACCTAAGAACCCTATTGCTGGGCGTGTAGCCGCACGTGACATGTTAAAGCGTGCCGCAACACCTGGATCGATGATGAATGAAGTCGGTCCTATGGCAGCCGCTATGGGTGGCACTACGCAAGGTCGTGATCGACTAAATAAACTTGGTAGCAGTGGTCACATTAATCTAGAAGGTATTGCTAACACTCCCAATCGTAGATTAGCTGCAGCAACTGGATCAGATGCTCAATGGGCATTACCAAAACTGCATGACCCATTTGAATACTGGCGTGAACGCACCTGGTGGTTCAATATGGAGGACCCAGATGAACAAACACGTAAGATCAGAGACTGGGCCAGACTTCTCTACACGACTCATCATTTGGTTCCTGGACTTATTGATATCTATACGAGATTCCCACTCTTAGACATTGAATTAGTTCACCCAGATAAGCGTATTAGCGATTTCTACAACGACCTTTTCTTCGATGGTCTTAATTACAATGAATTTCTTTATGACCTTGGTCGTGAACACTGGACCGTTGGTGAAGTGTTTGCTATGGGTTCTTGGCACGATGGTATCGGTGCTTGGGAAGAAGATGAGATTATCAACCCAAACGATGTTATTGTTGCAAAGAACAGAGCTCTAAGAACTTATCAATACCACGTTAAAGTACCTGAAGAGATTAAGCGTCTTATTGAACGCCGTGATCCCCCTCAGGAGTATGCAATGCTTATGCAACTTTACCCAGATGTTGTTGCGTGGGCTCGCCAAGATAAAGAAATCCCTGTTTCAGATGTAATTATGAAGCAGATCAAATTTAAGACTAACCCTTGGAGCGAGCATGGTACTCCTATTCTTTTACGTGCTTTTCGTATGCTTATGCTGGAAGAGAGCCTCAACGCTGCTCAGGATGCTATTGCTGACAGACTCTATTCTCCTCTTATTCTTGCTACTCTTGGTCTCCCGGACGTAGACCAAGATGGTCCATGGATCCCAGACGCTCAAGAACTTCAATCATTGCGTGATGACTTGTCTATGGCAATCAACTCAGACTTCCGTTTAATGACTTACCACCATGGACTAACGATCCAGAATGCATTTGGTCGTGAGAGCATGCCTCGACTTGACCAAGACTTTCTCCGTGTACAAACTAATGTTATGGGTGTATTCGGAATTGGTAGTGACCTTATCCAAGGTGGTCAAGGTGGAACATATGCATCAGGTGCACTTAACCGAGAGTTAATTACTCAGATGCTCTCTACCTACCAGCACAAGATTGAACAATTTATTCGTAGTCGCATGGAACCAGTAGCAGAAAGACAAGGTCACTATGAAATGCGCAATGTCGGTGGTCAAATGGTTCCTGTTATGGAAACTGTTCTCATGGTTGATGAGGAAACAGGTGCTGAATACGTTGAAGAACGTCCAAAGCTAGCCATTCCAGAAGTTCGTTTCCGTAGTATGAACCTACGTGACGAGACAGTAGAACGTGGATTCCTACAGCAGTTGAGTGCTTCAGGATTCCCAATTTCCCTCAGCACTCTTGCAGTCAATATTCCAATTGACTTTGATGATGAAATTGAATCACGTAAAGAAGAAAAAATTAAGACGGTTGTTGCTGAGCAGCAGTTCAAGAAAGAACTGTTCAATCGTCTATATACGCTACAACTACCTATTCCACCGGAATATGTACAGGAATACCAGGCCTACCTTGCCATGTTGGAAGATCCATCACTAGGAGCACAATTAGCTCCTGGTGCTATGGCTGGTCTTGTTACACCCCCAAGCGCACCTAATATGACTGGCAATACTGCTGGTAATAGCGATGCTGCTGCAGGAGCACAAGTCTACCCAAGTATCAACCAAGAGGCAGCACAAGAACGTCAACGTCCTGAAGAATCATACGAACAAAGAAAGTCTCAACCTAAGCCTTCTAAAAAAGGTCCAAAGAATGGTCCTAAAAAGAAGACAGCGTCAGTCGCTGGTTGGGATGAATATGATGATGATTCATTCGAGACGGTTACTTATGGCGACCGTATGAAATTTGCTGTACCTTTTGAACAAAAAAAGCGCAAGCGTATGAAGCTTGCTAAAGGTATGAGAATTATCGCTGACGGTAGCTACGAAAAGTTTAACGAAGACGAATTTAAGCAACACCTTGCGAATGCATTGAACGATGATGATTCAATGATACAAACACCAAGCAATCCAGCGCATTCAGGAAATCCTATTGCTGATTCAGCTGGTAAGAATTCTGCTGGCGGAGATAGTGGATTTGATGATCCAGCTATCATACAAACTGATCCAACAAAAGAAACAGGATCAGAACAATAAGAAGATTTATAATCATTCTTATAACGCACTAATTAATAGATATCATATTATCTATTTTGGAGAATATATATGAGCACGCTCTTTAATAATGAAACACCACGCATTCTTCCTAAGACAGCTTTTGATAAGAAAAGTTTTCTTGAGATCGTTAGTCCACTAGTAAAGCTAGACATTATTAAAGAAGGCGAAGGCCGTAAGTGCCGCAATGCTCACAAACTTGATCTTACTAATAGTATTTACGAAAAAATTGATGAATAAGTATGTTAGCATCCTCATTCTTCAATTCTTCAAATGTATGGTTTGGCTACATAGCTAATGCTTTCTTTACCGTAGGTGCTCTTGCAGCATTAGCTAAAGTTGTTCAAAAGTATTTTACTCATCACAGTTCTAAAGA